GCACATTCATTATAAAGCTCTAAAAATGTAATAGTCATTACTTGATACCTAAGTTCTTGTTAATCTTTTCTACAAGCTGTGCTTTAGTTGCATTAACATCAGCAGTAAGGTTTAATTTCTTGCATACAGCTAACAGCTCGTTCTTTTTCATGTTTTCATATTTAAGTTCTGATTTAGGTTTAGCAGGAGGATTATCTGCTAATTCCTGTTCTTTAATAGCTTCTTCTTGTTTCATAACTAATTCTTTTACAGTTTTAGGTGAAACTTTCTCTTCATTTTCTTCCTGATAGCCTGCATCTAATATAGTGTAGTTAAAGCAATCTGATGCTTTTATTCTTAGTGCATCTTCATCAGGTAAAGTGTATATATTACCTGTTGGCTTAAATAAAATTTTTAACATGTTCTGTCCTTTCTATTCCTTTCATAAACCCCCAAAGGGGTGGGGAGCGAAAGGGACTCCCCACAAGTTCGTAGTTGAAGTTTACGCATCTAAAGCATCTTGCTGAGTTTTAGGCATAACACCTGCTCTCTTAGCAACTGCCCATACTTTACCAGTAAAACCTGTTTTAAATGTAAGTTTTACAGATTTATCTCTATTTTCAAATCTTGAAATATCTTCAAGTAAAATAGCTGTAGTTTTACCTGCGCCTAAAGTTAGTGTTAAATCACCTAATTTTGCATTAGGATAATTATTACCTGCTTTAATATAAACTTCACTTGCGACATCTGTGCTTGACTCTTGTGTAGAGTTTTCAACATAGATTTGTAAAGTGTTGTTTTTATTGTCTAACGCGTTTAAGATTTTTGCACCATCTGCAGGTGTTGTAACTGAGGTTTTAGTAATTTCCCCAGTTTCTATTGAATGAGTATTATCCTGTACAGGAAGCAATACTGTTACTTCTACTGTTGCCATTGTTATTTCTCCTTATAATTATTAGTATTAAATCGGGTTAGTTAAAGTCCAACCCGAAAAGACCGAGGTGAGTTTTGGTTAAAATTAGCTACGAGTAGATAATGCTGTAGGAGCTACGATAAGAGCTGTACCTAAGAAGTCTGCTCTAGGTGCGCCTACACCATATAAACCGTATCCTTTATAACGAGTATTGAAGTTCTTTTCAGGTTCATAAGATTTAGTGTTCAAGTTAGAAGATACACCACCTGCTAAAGTCTTACCTCTAATACCGAATAAAGGAGCAAATGTTTTCTTGTTACTGTTGTTTGTATCAACATAACTAGCAACATTGTTAGATACTAATATATCCCATCCTTCTAATGTACCAATAAAGCCTTTTTCAATTTTTCTGTGACCAGACTCTACATTGCCGTACATTTGTAATTTACCTAAGTAAAATTCAAATTCTGGAGGAACAATACAAATCATCTTACCATCAACCCAGTTGTTGTGACCATAACCATCACCTTTTTGGAACTGAGTTCTCATCAATGCTAAGATTTCTCTTGCATAATCAGCATCTAAGTCAATACCTTTACCTGCATTAGCAGAACCACCTGATACAGAACCTGCATCAATTTTGTAGCCTGCTCTTGTGAATAATTCACCGTATGCTTTATCAACAGTTGCAGAGAACTGTTTAACAGCATCAGATGAGTATTCTTTGATTAAATCTACTTTTTGTTTCATTGAAGGAGCATTTTCAATAGCTTTTTCTTCAATTTCTTTGATTTCAAAGTGGAATGCTTTACCTCTGTCAATACGAATTTTAGTAGCTGAATTTGTAACTACTTCTGCATCAGGTAGGTCACCTTCGCCATCAAAGTTAAATAAGGTTACTGAACCAGGCATAAGAACATCTACTTCATCACCTTTATTTACACCACTCTTAAATTCAGAGTGTGCTAATTTACCAATAACCAATTCATCATAGAAATATTTCTTGAATGTCTGGTTAAAAGTACCAATAATAAGTTGTTTTACTGACATTTTCTAATCTCCTTATATAAATTTAGCTAAGTACTTTTCCAGCTCGCCTTGGGACATTTTAGAAATGTCTGGTTCCTGTTGTGCTGGAGGGGTTGCGGAGTTAGAGCCTGAGATACCTGCAAGTTTATCTGTTTCTTTAGCATTAGCTTCTTTTAACTTTGCATCTTTCTCAGCTTTTTGGGCATCCTTTATCTTTGCTATGTAAGTCAGTAATCTGTCCCCATCTTCAAAGGTAAAGTTCTCGCCATACTTCTGTATAGAGTCCACTAGCAACTGCTTAGTTTCTTCATCTTGGAGCAAGTCATTATATTTTTCACATAGCTGAGATATTGTTCCTTCTATAGTAGTCATTCTTGCAGTCTGTTGCTGCATAGCTACTTGCTGTTCATAAGTAATTTTTGCTCTCTCAGCCTGAGCCGATACTGTTCGGATAACATTAGGTGAAAACTCTAATTCTATCTCTTCTAATGCTTCTGGAGTAGGATTGTTTGCATAGTCTATCAGCATATTTCTTACAACTGCAGGGTCTTCACATTGGTTTAAGTACCTTGCGTACTGATTAGCTGTAAAGTTAGCTATCTGATACTCTAGTTGCATATCTTCGGCAGAGTTATAACCTGCATTCTGTGCTTGCTCTTGTCGTTGCTTTTCTTCTTTTTCAACCTGTTCCTTATACTTGAGCAACTCCGCATTTGTTTTCTCAAGTTCAGCCTTTTGGTTGATGAGAGGTTCTAACTCTTTGTATGATTTTGCAAGTTTCTGCACATCTATTGAGCCATCCTTATTCTTGAACTTCTCTGGGCATTCATCCTGAATGTTATCCTTTGGAGTTTCTGTAGGTGCTTCTGTTGGTGCATCAGTCGGAGCTTCTGTAGGGTCTTCATCAGGTTGTTCAGGTTCTTCTTCTAAAGCCTTAGCTATCTGTTCATCTAGGCTAGGTTCAGAAGCAGAATTATCTGTTCCACCTTGTTCGCCTGCATCTCCTGTAGCTTGCGTGTTTAAATCTGCATCTTCAATTCCCATTAACTATCTCCTTTCATTTTCTTAGCCTCTTCAACAGCCTTGAGATAGTCTTCTTCCCACGCATCAATGGTCTTGATTGCGTATAAGATGCCTCTTGTGTATTTATCAAAATAAATATCAATCCCAGACTTCTCAGCAGTAATGTTGAGGAGTTCCTTTCTTATCTCTTGCCAGACTGAACTCTGGGATAATTCGTAAAGTCTGGTCAACCTTTCTTTATTCACTTAATAAATTCCTTCCTGGCAAACTATTTAGTGTTTGCATAATATCTTGAGG